AAAAACGGCCACCCTTAGAGCTGTTACATGATTTGCAAAGTACTTGTAAGTTATCGCTAGCCCACATGTCGCCACCTTTTACACGTGGAATGATGTGATCTACTGTGTCACCTGGCTTACCACACTGCACACACTGCCAACCATCTCGGTCAAGTATAGTAATGCGTAGCTTCTTCCACTTACCTGTGCTTATTGCCTTACGACTCAATGCCATCCCTTAATCTTGTAATGCTCTAATGCTTTACACATAGATCCATATCTATTTAGATTGTATTTAATACCCCAGTCTATCTGCTTAGTACCATCGACCCTTGATAGATACTTAGACCTACCTTGTGGTATGCCATAGTGTGAGCCATTACGTGCTAATGGGTTTAGTTTACTCTCTGCCATATACAGCTCTACTAAACAATGTGTCTCATCTATATCGTTTAATGTTATTAGTATGTATTGCTTATAGTGTGTAGGTTTGTAATTATTTACAGCTGCAACGGAATAATCTTTTACAAAGCAACTGATAAATGCAATTAGCAATAAGGTGGCCCAAACTTTGCGGCTTCCGGGTCTGGCCGTTGGCGACCCAGCTTTTCGATTTAAGATCGAACGCGTGTTCAGGGTAGCATGCTCTGTCAAATCAATTAACATAACCGCAGGTCAGCCGGCAAGTCATAATGCGTAAATCATCGGTCTCTAACCAAGTCTCTGCATAGCCAGCATCCATTATTGACCACCCCATCCGCTACCCTTAAACACAATGCCAGGTGCTGAGTAAAGGCGATTCATAATGGTCATGCATTTAGGACATTCCATAATAGGCAGATTATCTAAGTAAGAGCTGCTAGTAGATCCATAAGTGCCGCACTCTGCACAGCTGTATTCATATGTAGGCATTACTTAGCCCCAATCAATGCACAAGTGTGGCAACCGCTGCCCAAGAATTGCCAACCACCACACTGCTTGCACCTATCTAAGTTACTGTCCGGTATATGTAGAGCCTCAGCTATATTTTTAACGCCAACACAGCCACAGCTCATACACTGATAAGCCTTAAATCCTTCAGGCGTATCTAATTGCTCAAGCCATAAGAACTCGGTCTTACGATCACAGCCATTACACTTAAACTTTGTGTACATGTGATAAAATCCCCTTTCTTATTGCCTGCAGTGGCACTGAGAGCAAACCAAATACTGACCATCACGTAATAATCTGTCGTCATTACATGATACGCATATCTGTTTACTAGGGTTTAGGCTTTCTTTATCGTTTTCCATGCGTAATGTAAAGCCTGAACCATTTAATACTTCAATATATCCCATTTAATCCTCCTCTCTGAAGAACCAACTGCCATTAGCAGCTGTAACTGCCCATTTAGCCGAACACTGATCACCCTTAGGTGCGCTGCATACATAACCATAATAAGGCTTGCCAGTTTTAGCTGTGCCTTCTTTAAGAATCATTACGCCATGTGTGCATTCTTGTTGTTTAGGTTTGGTTTGTAATGCTTCTGAGACATCACCGATTGACCAAGTTGTTGGGTCAGTGCTTTGTGCTTTTTCTTGTTGTTCTCCTGCGTTAGCATCATCTGCAAATGATTTTCTGAGTGCCATTTCAATAACCTGCGCATTACCGCTTCTGCCATATATATTTTTAATTGGTGCATCATCAACCTTTCTCATGTCGTTTTTTGTAGCTGTTTTGTCTGTTGCTTTTAGCAGTGCTAGACACCTGCCGTAACTGCTGGTAATTACATCCTCGGCAAAGAAGCGTTGCATGTGTTTAGGGTATTCGCTTTGTAGGCCACGTGCTATGTTCATAACAGTTGGATTTGTATCGTTGTTGTCTCTATAAACACCGGTTGTGGCTATAAATAACTCATCAATGCGATTACCATCTTTATCTTTAATGACTTCAATATGTTTATCTAATATGCGCATAGAGCCCATAGGATAGTTACCCTGAAACCATTTATTTAATGTGGCACAATCCTCGTAATTACTTAGATCAATGGCCATTATTCTGACCATTCGTATCTATCGTCTGACATGGCATCTGTAATTGTTTTAGCGATTGAAATGTAGGCAAGGCAATCCTCGTAATTGTCAAGGATCGTAGGATCCTCAGCTTGCCTGCTGATCTTGACCAACGCCATACAAATTGCAACCTCGTTTGGTTGGATTGGATAACCCAGATATGCACTCCACAGTTCGGCAATCCTCTTGTGGTTTGTAATTGGATGCCCATAGCTGACACCTCGCGCATGAATAGTTTTGACGACATTATCGAATAACTTCTCAGTTGTTGTTGACATCGTATTTGTTATCAGTCAATGTGCGGTGAGACTTCCAGCCATCAGCTCTGCCAGTCCAGTAACCACGCTGCCATGCTTGATCCATTATCTTTGTTACTACGTACCAACCAATTAAATAACCCAGAATGCTATAAATAACTAGCCATGGTGCTGTTGTTGCAATCATGTAGCCCTACTTTCCATACCACAATTTGTGGCATAGCAATAGTGTTGCATCTGTGTATGACTTTGTGGATTATTTAGGGCGTAGTTTGTATAACGATTAGGTAACGATGTTACCCGTAATACCGCCCGAGAGCTGTAAATGAGCCATCCTTATTTATGGGCACTAACGTGGGTGTTAGTGTCTTTCCTACGGCTTCTAGTATAGCAATACCCATCTGCCAATTCGCGCTTCCATAGCGGATATAAGAGGCTTTTTTTCTATCCATTAGATTGCCTACCTCAACCCCATACAAGGGCCTGTAATGGCTTCCTATGGCCTCTGTATAGGCACTCATACCTAGTCTATGGCTATGTCCACAGATGACCGATTTGCCCCATTTTTTAGCAAGGTTAAGGGCTGTGATACCTGCGTGTTGGCTCATGCTGCCCTCATCGCCATGTGCTAGTACCCAGCCAGGATAAAACTCATAAGCTGTGCGATAGTAGTCAATGCCCATGCTAGCAAAGTCCATAAACTTAGGGTATTGCAACTCGGGTAAACCTATAAGGCCCGGTGCTTTTAGTAAAGTATTGTAAAGGCGATCAGTATGATTACTGCGGATAACACTAGCCTTTGCGCTGTACTCGGTAAGATCCCATAGTATGTCTTGACAAGCTGCACGATCTTCATTAAGGGTCTGACTATAAGCCAAAGGTGTGCCATCGGCCCACTTGCTAATTGTCTGAAAGTCGATCTCATCGCCAACACATAAAACCTCGTCAAACTTCTCACGTCTTGCAAGTTTAATGACGTTCTTGACTGCCTGCTCATGATGGTATGGGATTTGTAAATCTGATATTACTAGCCAACGCTTAATCTTCGTCTTCTTCTGTAGGATCTATACTAGGTATGATACCGCCATCGCCTACTACCCAGTCGGGCATCGTTGCCCTATCTGATACAAAATACAAAGCACAGCTGTCGCTAAAGCCTGCCTTCTTTGCAGCCCTAAAGATCTCGTTCATGGCAATATAATGCTGATCTAACTTAGATAAAGGGTCAGGTGATTTACGCACAATGCGCTTATTTATTTTCTTACGCTTACGCCTTGTATCAGCCATAGGATTATTGTCGCTTAACTATTAGAGAATACAGATCATCAACACGCTGCTCTAATCTAGTAAGTTGATCTTTCATACTAGATCCGCTATTAGGTTTAAGCTCTTGTAAATAAGATTTAATAACCCAGCGTAGAGCCACTAATAAACTTGTTAATACGGCGCATACGCCAACGGCTAAAGCGACCCATTCGCCCGGTGTCATGCTTCATCTGCACCGAGGCCATAAGCATCATCGGATTTATCTAAAGCCCTAGCTGCTGGGCCTGCAAGTGCGGCCACTACTACTGATATAACTGGATCTAGTCCTAGCTCATTACTGGCTAAGAATGTTAAGAATGATACAAGCACACCCCTAAAATATGATTTAAGTATTGCTTTCTGCTTATTGCTTATTTTCATATGTTACCCCCTAGTAGTGGTATATCAAACGGCTTGCTCTCTTTATCGCCTAACTTTGTAAAGCTGATATGTATGTGCTTTGTGTGTTTGTTAAAGCCCTTGTATTTACGCCACTTAAAATTAAGTATCTTGCTAGCGATCATGCCATTATGGATTACGTAAGATATGCGCTTATCGGTTTTACCACAGATTCTGATTTGGTCAGCCAAATATACTGAGATCCCTTCGGATGAATCCAAGCGAGAATCCACATCAATGGCTCGTACACACCCATCTGTATCTGGATTATGATCCGATTTTCTGGCGGAATGACGAGCATCACCCACCCACCCATCAGAGGTAGAGCGACGATCTGGGTACCAGGTATCAACCTGATCTCTTAACTGTGTACCTGCAGCGCATAGCCATGCTTTCATAATGCAATCTCAGGTACTATCCACTGACAAGTATCTTCATTAAAGCCAGTAGCGTTATCCGGCTCTGGTGATATAAATGCATCTCTAACTGCATCATAGGTATAACCAATACCAGCGTAGTTATATCTAATGTTGCCATGATATGACGTGCGCTTACATACTTGTCCTCTAAAGTTTGCATACCAAGTTTCAGTATCTAAACCTTCAATAGTTTCTGTTTCATCAATACCTGTGATAACTTCTGTAACAATATTATTATCATCTAAAAATGCGTAATGTGCCATTATGCCCAACTCACATTTCCAGTGCCAGCTGTAATTGTAGCTCTCTTGTAACCACCACTTGCAGCACTTTCTGTACCTGTTAAACCTGCACCAATAGTTATTGTTCTACTGTCTGCGTATCTAAGAATTACAACACCTGACCCACCATTACCGCCTAAAGAAAGAGTACCGCCGCCGCCACCGCCGCCACCTGTGTTAGCAGTTCCGTTGCCACCTGCTGCACCAACTGTTGCACCGCCACCACCTGCTGTAGCAGTTCCGACAGTTCCAGCTGTTATGTAAATAGTACCTGCACCACCACCGCCATAAGCAACAGAAGATCCAGTTATAGATGTAGAAACTCCTGCGCCACCATTACCGCCATTAGATCCAGCAACACCACCTGCACCTACACTGCCTGCGCCACCGCCACCACCGGAAGGATAGTTTGCAGCTGTAGTAGTTGAGTTAAGACCACCTGCAAAACCTTGATTAGCAGTACCAGCAGCACCTAGATTTTGTACTGTACTTGATGCACCACCACCACCACCAGAGCCAAACGTTCCTGTAGGTGTAGCAAGATTTATCGGGCCACCATTACCACCGCCGTTAGATGTTGTATTAGAAAAGACTGAATTACTACCAGCAGTGCCCGCGTTTACTCCGTCATTTTGACCCCGAGTACCACCTGCACCACATGTAACTGTGTAGTTTGTAGAAAGATCTAAAATTTTAGCAGATTCTAATGAACCTCCGCCGCCAGTTGCAGTGACAGTACAACGCAAACCACCTGCACCAGCACCGCCAGAAACTCCGCCGCCGCCACCTGCAACAACTAAATAATCTACTGTTACCTGTACAGCTGCAGTTTTTTCAAATGTACCTGCAATTATATTACCAATCATTATGCTACAGACCCGACTACATACCAAGCATTAGCAGCTGTTTTAATACATACTGCGGATTTGTATTGTGCAAGGGTTGGTGATGCTGGAACTGTGCCAGAACTCAAGACTGTTGTAGTGCCTGGTGTTACTGCACTAATTGTTACTGTGCCAACACCAATACTTAATACTGTAATTGCTGTACCTACTGCAAACGCTACAGAAGCATCTGTTGGTATCTTAAATGCTACAGCTGTGGCTTTATTCATTATCTGTAATACTTGGTATTGATCTGCTAGTACAGCTGTGTAATCTACTGTGTTTGCAGCACCTACTGTAAATGCAGTCAAGCCATTAAACATCGCACTGGTAAGTACATCACCAGTTATTGCTGGAAATCCTGTTGCCATTTGTTACTCCTTAGTAAGATAAGATGCTGGTATCTAAAATCCCATAATCTACGTTGCCTATTATAAACCCATCTATGACAGGTTCTAGTGTTGTAAAGGTTGTTTTCCAACTATTCGGTGATATGTTCATACGTACACCGAAAATCTGTAGGGTCTTTTCCAGCAGCGATCCCCCTGGCTGCGTGGTTTTAATTGTTATAGGGTCAAAGAAATCTAGGTCTAAGGCTGCAACTACGCCTGTATCATAGTTAGGCGTGTATAAATCAAGGGTAATGGCATCGCATCTGATAGAAGTCTCAGCTCTACTAGCTGTATAAGCAAGGGCATAGTCAAGTGCAACCGAATCGCTTTGCATCAAAAGGTTGTCTAAAAAGTAACTGTGTAAGAAGTATTTAGTTATGCTAGCTGCATTAGAAGCAACTTGTGCTGTGCCACCAGTCCTAGTAATCGTGGCTTTGTTAAATATAAGCACATCGTTTAGCACCCAACTAGCATCAAAGTAATCTATGCCTGTGCCGTTATCTGCAAAGACTGTAGGTGTGCCGCCAATAGATCCAACAGTTACAGTTCTATCTTGAAATACAAACGAGCCAGAAGCATCTACGTATAACGCACCATACTCTGAATTGGCCACAGTCGTTAAGGCTGCTAAAGCTGTTCTGTTAGAAGCTGGATCTGCCTGGAGACTAGTTAGCCCAGCATCCACGTCACGCATACTTGCTGGCCATGAAATTGTGTTTAATATTTGATTTACACGTGTGCCTGATAAATCGCCAGCAGTAGCACCTGTAACTGTGCTGATCTGTGCTACCTGCGCCAATCTAAATGCATCTACAGCTTGTATTGTTGTGATGGCTACATCTTCTGCAGATTCACTTGGGTATGTAGTTACATAAGAGGTAATAAATCCTGAGAAGATAGGATAGGTGACACTGTTAAAGGTGGCTGTAATCTGCACCTTCTTCATAGGTGTTAATAAATTATAATACGGGCCAGTAACATTCTGTGGGTTAAAATCGCCATTCTGATCTACTATGCGTAAGGTAAGTGCGCCTGTTTGAAATTGATCTGACAAAGCGGTGCGGCCTCGGTTAGTCTCTATGCGGTTTACTTGACTAGACACATCTACAATTACAGATGCAGCATCGGCCAATACGTTAGTGCCTAAAATACCTTGGTCAATAATCATGGCCTGAGCAAAGGTTGGCCCAGTACTAAAGTTAATTATTGCATTTATTACTGGTACTGCCATTATAAAAATCCTGCAGGTACTGTGCTGTATCCTGATCTAGTAGCAATTTGTATAGATTCTGCTATAGCCTGACTTAATCTGTCACCAGAATTAGCAGTGTTTACAGTTACTATAACTTCGGTAGGTGCAGCATTTGATCTACTACCTGGCGTAAATCCAAGTGCTAGACCTAGATCCATACCTGCACCGCTAGATGCAAAATTAGGGTTATTTATAGAAGTACTAGCAAGGTTACCTATGCGCCCACTTGCACCGCCTACAATAGTACCGCCTGGGCCGATCTGTGATGCACTAACGCCAAAGCTAGTTAGTAATGCTCTAGTAGCTTCACTCAGTGCATAAAATTGTGTTGTTAATTGTACTGTGGCTTTAGTGCCTTCCATCTCAGCTAATAACTTTTTAGCCAAAGCCTCGTTATTGTCTAGGATTGCTAATTGCGCTCTTAAACGTAATTTAGTTTCATCATCGGTAGCAGCGTTTAGTGCAGCTGTAAGTCCTATGCGCTCTATGTCAAACTTATCACGTAACTGATCTACGGCAGTCTTTGCTTTTAGTGCAGCATTTTCCTGCTTACGTAATGACACACCAGTCTTAATCTGTGTAACTTCTTGCCTTAATAAAATTGCTCTGCTTGTAGCTGGTGATAATCTAGGTGCGTTCATATC